GATTTACATAGAATGACCGAAGAGCTGAAATATCAAAAATTGAATATTGATAAACATGCTCTTGATGATAAGCTGGTGAACTACAAAACGCGAGTTTTTCTCAAAAAACTCTCAAATATGGATCCGTTTATTTCTTATAATATGTTTGGCACGGTGACTGGTCGCCTGACGACAACGCCAAAAAGCTTTCCAGTTTTGACTTTGGACAAAGATCACCGTGATATATTGGTTCCCAACAACGATTGGTTCATTGAGCTTGATTTTAATGCTGCCGAATTGAGGACCCTTTTGGCTTTGGCTGGAAGGGTACAGCCAACGGGCGATATCCACGATTGGAATGTTAAAAATGTATACGGTGGCTCGCTAACCAGAGAAGAAGCCAAAAAGAAGGTCTTTGCTTGGTTGTACAACCCTAAATCAAAAGATCGTCGTTTAAATGAAGCATATGATAGATCTGCTGTGGTACAAAAGTACTTCAATGGAAGTCAGGTGAGTACCTTTTTTGACAGAAGGATTCCAGCTGATGATCATCATGCATTAAACTATGTTATTCAAAGTACAACAAGTGACTTGTTCCTCCGCCGAATGCTCAAGGTGTGGGATTATTTGAAAGACAAGAAGTCTAAAATTGCATTTTCGATTCATGATTCCCTTGTTATAGACTATGATCGGTCTGAATATCAGCTCTTGCCAGAGATTATTAATATATTTTCGGATACTGATTTCGGCAAATATAAAGTAAATGTGACCGGCGGAAAGTCTTTCGGAAAAATGAAAGAAATGAAAATTTAAGACTATTTATAGTATAATTTGAGGGGGTGCACCATGATTACAAAGAAAGAAATCAAAAAAATTGTTGAAAAGGTTGTGAATGAGAGCTTCCTCAGAGAAGAGGCTCCAACTGTTGCGGAGCTTCCTAATTTGGTTGTTGCACAGGCCGCGCTCAGAAAGCCACTGGCAGACCTGAAGCGTATGGCGACCAGCAAGCCAGAGCTTGTTGCACAATTTTTGGTTGGCATGCATGCCGTCCTTCGCCCTGGAAAGCCAATTACCCAGCTGAATACGCTTCTTGCCAAGGCTCAAAAGGAAGCCATGGCCCAAGAACAAGAGCCTAAGTCAGAGCCAGCTCCGGAGCCAAGGCCCGCACCAGAGGAAGGCATGCCCGAAGAGGTTTAAGTGGAAACAATAATTGGTCTTGGCTGCGCCGGCGTCAATATAGTTAAGAATCTCTCAAGCTACTCTCAATACAAGTGTTACTATGTGGATTCAGAAGATCCGAAGGTTGAACCTTGGCTCAAACTAGCCAAAAGGAAGTCGCACGAGGGATATGAAAAACACTTTCCTGTCAAGAAAACAGTTGAATTTTTTAAGGGGGCAAAAGGGTCTATTTTGCTAATATTGGCAGGATCTGGATTGGTCACTGGTGCAACACTAAGATTATTAGAGTCTTTAAAGGGTAAGAAGGTATCAGTCTTATATATCCGCCCTGATCTTTCACTTTTGTCAGAGACAGCCGCGATGCAAGAAAGGGTTGTATTCCGTGTTCTGCAAGAATATGCAAGATCCTCCACAATTGAAAGGATGTACTTGGTAGACAACAACAAATTAGATGAAATTTTGGGCCACGTTTCTCTTGTCGGATATTACGCCCAATTAAATGAGCTTTTGGTTGCAACGATTCATATGTTAAATGTTTATAATAATACGAAATCAAATATTGACACATTTTCAGAACCTCACGAAGTTTCACGATTATCAACCTTTGGTTTGGTTGACTGTGAAATTGGTGAAGAAAAAATGTTTTTTGACCTTGACTTTCCCAGAGAAAAGGTGTATTATTATGCTATCAATGAAGAAAAATTGGAAAAAGATGGTGCGCTCTTTAAGAGAATTAAAGATCAAGTCAGAGGAAAGAAGTCAGAAGATACAAAGGTCTCTTACGGAGTCTTTTCAACTTCTTATGAACACGATTATGGATATTGCGTTACTCACTCAAGCTTTATACAAGGACAGGAACTTTCACAGGAACTTTCTTAAAAATTATTTGTTTTTTGTCTTGACTAGACAGCAGGCGTGATTATTATATATATGATTGTTTATGATAGACAGACTTACGAAGAATTTCGAAACGTGGTTCTGTCTTTTGTGGATAAATTGCAGAAGCTTGGAAAATTTGCCAAGCTTACTTTACTTAAAAAGAGGAAAAAACAATGAGTATTGATATGAAGAAAATGCGGGCCAAGTATAAGGCCATGCAAAGCCGAGGAAACGGAAATGGCAATAGAGAGCTGTTTTGGCGCCCTCAAGATGGAGAGACGACTATTCGTATTCTTCCTACTTCTGACGGTGATCCGTTTAAGGAGTTCTGGTTCCACTATAATGTGGGCAACAATCCTGGCTTCTTGAGCCCCAAGAAGAATTTTGGCGAGGACGATCCACTTGATCGATTTGTTCGCCAGCTCTTCGATGACGGCTCTGAAGACAGTATTAAGATGGCGAAGTCTTTGATGGCGCGTCAGCGTTTCTTCTCTCCAGTCGTTGTACGTGGCGAAGAAGAGAAAGGTGTTAGGATTTGGGGATACGGTAAGACAGCTTATTCTGAGCTTCTCAATCTCGTATTGAATCCCGATTATGGGGATGTTACGGATCTTGAGGCCGGAACTGATCTGGTCATTAATTATGGGAAGCCTCCTGGGGCACAATTCCCGCAAACCAGCATCACGCCCCGTCGTCGTTCTTCGGCTGCAGCCAAGACTCCAGAGCGAGTTAAAGAAATGCTTGATCAGCTGCCTGATTTCAATAACGTTTTCGAACGTAAGACACCAGAGCAGGTTCAAGAAATTCTTGATGAGTTCTTACTCAGTGGTGAAGATGCTGAAGCTTCTTCTACGGAAACCACCAAATTTGGTAATAAGAAAACCGAAGATGGTAATGCCGTTGACAAAGCTTTCGCAGAGTTGCTGGGCTAGACTCTACCCGCAGGAAGGCATGGGGTTACAGATGCCTTATTTTTTTTTAAGAGGAGGCGCCTAATGGCAAAGCCTGATTTAGGTCGGCTATCTATATCTGAAATGCGCAAGCTAATCAATAAGAAAGCTGGCATTAAAGTTGCACACAATTTAGCTAAAGAGAACCCTACAGAGGTTAAAGATTGGATTCCAACTGGCTCACGCTGGTTGGATTCAATTATTTGTAGGGGCCAGTTAGGTGGCATACCTGTGGGTAAGGTTACAGAAATTGCAGGTCTTGAGGCAACAGGAAAGAGCTTTATGGCAGCGCTCGTCGCGGCCAATGCTCAAAAGATGGGAATTGATGTAGTATATTTTGATTCGGAATCTGCTCTAGACCCTCAGTTTCTTATAAAGGCTGGCTGCGACATCGATCGCTTATTGTATGTTCAGGCACAATCAGTTGAGTTTGTGTTGGAAACTATTGAGGAGTTGCTGGGTAGCAATGACAGTCGCATGCTGTTTATTTGGGATTCGCTGGCTTTGACGCCTGCGATTTCAGATATTGAGGGTGACTTTAATCCCCTCTCTTCCATGGCTGTGAAGGCAAGGATTTTAGCGAAGGGCATGTCGAAACTTACGATTCCGATTGCGAACTCTAAGTCTACGTTTCTTGTGTTGAACCAGCTTAAGACAAATATTACACGTTCGCCCTCCGAGGCGATGACAACACCATATATGACGCCTGGTGGCAAGGCAATGATCTATTCATATTCGTTGCGCATCTGGCTCACAGGCCGAAAAGCCAAAGCGTCTTACATTATTGACGACAAAGGTTTCAGGATTGGCTCAGAAGTCAAAGTAAAACTTGAGAAGAGCCGTTTTGGCACCCAAGGTAGACAATGTAATTTTAAGATTCTTTGGGGAGAGTCAGTTGGTGTGCAGGATGAAGAAAGCTGGCTTGAGGCCATTAAATCTTCCGCGAATCTAAGACAGAAGGGTGGCTGGTATGAGTTGGTCTATGAAGATGCCAGCGCTGAAAAGTTCCAGGCATCCAAATGGACAGAAAAACTCTCAAACGAGAAGTTTAAGAACAGAGTGCTAACCATTATGGATGAGGAAATCATCATGAAGTTTGAAAATAGAAGCGGTAATGCTTCTGATTTTTACGAATCCGATGAATAAAACTACTTATAACAGAGGATTTGTATATTGAGTTTGGAAAACAAAATAACCAAAATTCTATTGGAAAAAATGGGAGATGCTTTATACAAGGTGATCTTCAGGATTGATTATAGGCGGAAGTATCGTTTTGCAGACATTCTTACTAGCATCCGCGCTCTATGGGGAATAACAATCGTTGAGCCTCAAGGCGCGAGAACTAAAATGACTGCCGATTTAGATCGGTCTCATTTGGAAATTAAGTTTTTGCCGATAACTGGAAATATCAAAGAATATGTTGCTGCTTTTATGGACGATGTTAGAAAGGTTGAAGGGGTCAGTTCTTTTATTTTTGAGAAAATTGTTGATATAGAAAAGATAAAGAAGATAGACAGGTGATTGGTGAAGAGAGTACTAATAATAGACTCAAATAATTTATTTCTAAGATCTTATATTGTAAACCCCAGCATTTCGCTTAACGGGCAGCCGTGCGGCGGCCTTAAGGGGTTTTTTCAATCTTTGCAAAAGATTTGTCGGCAAGCAAAGCCAGATATGATTGTTGCATGCTGGGATGGCGCAGGCGGTTCGAAGAAGCGGAAATCTAAGAAGAAGGATTATAAAGCAGGGCGCAGCCCAATTCGGCTTAATAGGGCAATTAGAAACCTATCAGAAGATCAGGAACACGAAAACAAAATTTGGCAGCATCTTCGCACTATTGAGTACATGAATTACATGCCTGTAATACAATTTGTATACGAGAATGTTGAGGCCGATGATGTAATATCTTATGTCGCGCAGCACAAGCGCTTTGAACACTGGCAAAAATTAATTATATCTAATGATAAAGACTTTTATCAACTTTTAGATGAAAAGACCGTGCAATTTAGACCAGTTCAGAACGAGATCTTAAATCGAAATGCTATTTTAGACAAATTTGGCCTTCACCCGGTCAACATAACACTAGCCCGGGCCATGGCTGGCGACAAAAGCGATAACTTGCTAGGAATTGGTTCTTGCGGCCTGGCAACTGCTGCGAAGAGGTTTCCATTTCTTGGGGATAAAGAGCCTCACACTTTGACCGACTTGGTTAAGCATTCAAAAAAAATGCTTCAAGAAAAGACGTTGAAGGTATATGAGAACGTTGTTGAAAATTTTGACGTTCTTAAGCTAAATTACGAAATGATGCAGTTATATGCTCCATTATTAAGCTATAATACGAAAAGCGCCATTAACAATACCTTGGAAGGGGTTAAGCTGCTCTTTAACCGGACAGAAATCAGAAAGAAGATAGTTGAAGATGGCTTGGGTGAGATAAGCTTGGATGAGATTTTTCGGCTTTTTAATAGAATTGTTCTTGACAATTCTTAATATTTGGTATATCTTATTCAAAGACTTTAACAGGGGATACAATGAATGAAGAGGTAGATTTTTCAAAATACGGAAAGTCTTTTCAAGAGACTTTAGCGCATATAATATTTGAAGATCGTCCGTTCTCAGATCAAGTAGAAGAAGTGCTTGATACTAATTTTTTTGAGCTTAAACATTTAAAAGTATTTGTAGATAGAATATTCGAATACAAGAAAAAATATAAAGTTCATCCGTCGTCTGAGGTGATGCAAACAATACTTCGTACATCTTTGGATGATGAAAACGAAGCCGTGCAAAAGC